CCTCCGATATCTTTATAGACTCTGACGCACCACGCGGGCCTGGCACTGCAAACGCTTATATATTGTTCGGATTTGGTGTTAGCGCTAGCGAATACCTAGACGGAATAAACAACCACCTAATAGCCGCTGGCAATCACGGACTTGGTGACGACATAACCGCCCTAGCCATGCCGACAGCGCCGGTTAACATCCTTGGCAACTTGCGCTTAGATCAATCAATAGAGCCAGGCAACGTGCCCGGTATTATTGCAGAAATCGAGCTATATATAAGAGCGGCATTCAGGGAGAACAGCGCATACCGACCGACCGTCGTTAAGCCCACCGCCCTGTTTAGCTTTAGCTTGCTAGCGTCGGAAATCCACAGACAGTTCCCGCAAGTTATATCATTCTGGTTTGATACTGACGATATAGACAGCGCGTTTTCAATACCCACAATTTCCAACCTATCGATAACAAACCATGAATAAACAGCGCCTAAAAAGTTGGCTATCTGGAGATGCAACCGTAGGAAATCTGGCCAAAATTGTTGCCGATTTTTTCTCCGATGTTCGACAGTGGCTTAGCTACCCGTTGACACAAAAAGACCCATTAACATGCACCTACTTTGTTTTGTCTCTCCTGGCTCAGGAACGCGGTATAAAACCAATTCAAGGCGAGCCCGTTGAGATTTTCAGAAAGCGCGTTCATTACGCATTTATTAACGCTAAAGATTCAGGCAGCGTAGCCGGAATTAAACGGATTTTACAACGCCTTGATTTTGGGCACATCGAAGTGTTTGAGCGCCAATCAGGGTATGACTGGGACGAAATAATATTGCAAGTGACAGACACCCAGCTAGGGGAAAACCAGGCGTTATTAGAATCTATCGTAAAACAGTATGGGCGCACATGCCGCCGATACCGCATAACCGTTGTTGATGCAATATTGGAAAGCAGGGCTACCTATGCCCTTTCGTACAACCACAAAACAGACATAGCGAGCGTATAAAATGGCCATAATCACCAACGAAGGGCGAACATACTTCGCACAAAAACAAGCCGCAGGCCAGCCGATTGAGATAACAGAATTTGTTTTTTGTAACATCCCCGGCGTGAACAGCAGCACCCCGGAACTAGAGACCCAAACACTACCGCCCTTAGAACAACAGGTTCACACACAGGCCGTTGATAAAAGTGGATTTATAAACCCTGATAGCGTGGTTTATTCTTCCCTACTAGACACTTTAACCGGCGATTTTGTTTTTAATTGGATTGGCCTACTCTCTTCTAGCGGCGAACTTGTCATGTTCTCCGTATCCGAACCCTTGAACAAAACCGCCACGGCAACGGGGGTGCCTGGTAATGTTTTATCACGCTCGTTTGTTGTTCAGTTGCAGAACATTGCCAGCTTAGCCAATGTCACAATTGCCGCAGAATCTTGGCAAATTGACAACAATGCGCAGTTTGCAGCAATAGAATCCCGGTTAAGGCAATCGGTTTTAAACATCGTTGGCGAATCGTTGTTTTTTGGTGCCGGTTTATCAATTTATAAAGCTGGCACATATTTCATAAAAGCCGGAAGAGGAATCCTAAAAGGCTACGAAGTAACGCTAGAAGACGATATACCGCTAGATGGGCTAGGCAGCAACTATGTCTACATTGACGCCGCGTTAATACCAAGCGTGCATGGTTCAAGCATTGTTATAACGCCCTATTTTTCGAGCTACCCAACTCGCCCAGACTACACAGCGCCTAACGGAACAATGCACTTCAGGGTAAGAATCGGGCGTGTGACGGGCGGCGTAATCGAAGACCTGCGCGAAAACGTAACATCAGAAAACAGTCTATTAGATCACATGGCAAGCATAGTAGACGAAAAACTGAACGCTCAAAAAGCGGCAATTGATAACGAACAAACAATTGCACGAAACAACCTATTAAACAGCATAAACGCCGCCCACGATCTACTAAGAGCGGCAGAAAAAGACGCGCTAGATGCCGAAATAGCAAGCGCACACACTGCACTTAAAAGTGCCATAACAGCAGAAAGAAACACCGCGCTTAGCAACCAGAAAGCAACTATTGACAGTGAACAAACAAACGCGAGAAACGCACTTAGATCATCAGTTACAAACGAAATATCAACGGCTGTCGATGGCGCTAAAACAGATATTACAAACAGCCAAACAGGTTTTCATAACACGCTTAAAAGCACCATAACAGCAGAAAGAAACACCGCACTTAACAACCAAAAAGCAACTATTGACAGCGAACAAACAACCGCAAGAAACGCACTTAAAAGCACCATAACAGCAGAAAGAAATACCGCACTTAGCAACCAAAAAGCAACTATTGACAGCGAACAAACAACCGCGAGAAACGCACTTAGAAACACGATTGATTCACTCCATCAAAGCGCAAGAAATACGCTTAAATCCGAGTTAGAAGCAAGCATCGCTACAAAATCAAAAACAAAATTAACACCTTTGCATGTTGAGCACATAGCCATAACAGATTCAGCAATACAAACTAAAAAATATTGGGGCGGGCCTCACGAATTAGACTACTACGACATAATTTACATAGACTACGAAGTGTTTGGAGGCGGCGCAGGTGTTCTATTTAGTGGTTCAAGGTTAGCGCAGGCGCTTGTGGTTAGCGCCTTGGAAGAAGGAAAAGTAGTGGCCGAAAGCACAAACTACACACCCGCCGGGGGAACAACAATAAGCAAAGCCTATTTAAGCATCACCAATATCACTAAAACTAGCGGTGACATTAGAATAATAACGGGAGACTGCACGGTCGCATTTAAAGGTATTTATGGAGTTAAGTTCTAATGTGGACTAAAACCACAGCAATAGCGATTACCCAATTACAAACACCGCCGGCGCCTACGGCGTTCGCCGGTGTTTCATCGCTCGATAAACCCCAAGACACGCACTATTTAACACCAGCCAGTGCAGCACAAGAACTAAGCCAACTGGTAAGCCGCGCCAGCTACACGGGCAAAGCCGCTATTGCTTTTATAGCCACGGCGTCAAGTTTTGAGGTCCTAGCCGATCAGCTCGACAAAATAGCCAGCGCCCTTGCCTTACCGGAACTAAGCGCAACCGCAACCGCACTAAAAAGCCTTCAAACGTGGGAGCGAGAACGGTTTGTATTGGGCCGCCCTTTGACACACGCCGGATTTATAAACCATCCCGTCAATCGCATGTTTAGCCTAGATCAGTACGCAAGTCACGCGCTAGAAACCTTAGCACTAACACCGCTACCAGACGACGCCCTAACCCAGCTAAACACCAGAAAAAGCGCGTTTATGGATGACAACCCAAAAACAAACCCCACCGCCGCAACCGGGTTAGTTGACGTGTACGCCATGAGCCTAGCGACCGCAAACGCAGAAACCCACGGGCAACAATTACAAGACGCAAGCGGCCTGCCAGGTAACGGCTACATCTACAGTTTTGCAGCCTGCTTTGTTGCCAACAACGCCGATATTAACCAGCTAAAAACAGGGTTTTCATTATGACCATTGCACTAGACGGCGAGCCAATACCGGGCAGTAATTTAACCGTCCAGGCCGCTATGAAAATAGCCAACGACGACGCCAGCGGCACCACAAGTACAACCGCAACCGTTGAAGCAGGCATAAAGGCCATACAACTTAATTGCCAAGTGGTTATTGCATACAAAGACAAAGACCAGTTGACCACATTAGTAAATTTGGCCAGGGCAACCGATCCCAATAGCAAACAGGTCATTTACCAAATAGTTAACGAAACGGCTAATGCAATGAATATGCGGCGCTGTCGGTTCAGTGATAACTTTCAGGCAAAGCCACACGACAACAAACACGCGTGGAAAGTGGCGTTTACACTGCTAGAAGTGGACTCCATCGCAGAGCAAGCCGAATCAAGGCAAACCGACACGCAACTAGCAGAGCAACAAAGCGCCGCAGCCGATAGCGCCCCCACCCACGACGACGCAGAGCCTGCCCCCAGCCAATACCCAAATGTAGAGAAATACCTTGATAAATTAAATACATGGCTAGGGGACCTATCCAGCAATGACGATTAAAATAATTTCTAAACTGCTTATTGACGGAAAGCCATACCAATATAGCCACCGAGACATCAAAACGTCACTAACCCAGCCCGGGCGGGCCTCGTTCAGCGTAATAAGTGACACGCCGTTAAAAGGCGTTGTCTCGTATAAAATCGGCTATGCAGGCGGCAGTTTAGTGGACTTTTTTAGCGGATACGTTGAAAACTGCGAATCCGTAAACAACGGAAAGCAAGAGATACTAGCCCGCCACTTTACCGCCACGCTAAGCAAGATCGTACCAATATCAATACGTCACGCCAGCTTAACAAAGGTATTAGAAGCCATTACCGAACAAACCGGACTCGTTTTCAAGGTTTTACCAGGTCCACACCTTGAGCACATCACCCCCGGATTTTATAGCGTAGGTTCAGGCCTTCATTGCCTTGATAATTTAGGCCAAGTGTTTGGCATTCAAAATTACTTTTGGACCCAAACCCCAACCGGTGCCGTATTGCTGGGCAATTACCTAGAAACCAAACAGGCCGCTAACGTGGTCCCGTTGCCAAAGGGTTTTATCCAAAACATTCAAAGCACCCAGCAAGGCACCACGCCACCGGTTCCAAACCTACAAGCGGGCGCAATCATTGCGGGGCGCGGTATCGTCAAAACGGTTCAATTAGTTAACAACCAGATGGTCATAACATGGTCAAGACAATTCAAAACATAATAAAACGACTATTCCCCGAGATTGTTAGCGGCTATCACCTACCCCAGCTGGGCCGGGTAATTCGCATTAGCGAGCCGGCCCAATCAGGCTACAACGACCAATACCGCCCAATGCTGGCCGTAGACCTTCAGCCGCTAAAAGCCGATTACACCACCGACACAACAAAAAAAACCGTATTGGCCGTGCCTTGTCCCCTACCAGGGGCCGGTAATCATAGCGGGTTTTACGCCACCCCCAAGCCCGGCGCCGTCGTGGTTTATAGCTTTGCTTATGGCTCAAATAACGCCCCAGTAATACTACAGGTGCTAAGTATCGGGCTAGCCGTGCCCGACTTACCCGCAAATCAAATGGTCTGGCAACAAACACCAGGAAACCACCAAACGATAAACGGGGCCGGGGAATGGCTACGAGAAACCGCAAGTAACATAACCGACCAGGCCGACACTATAACCAGACGCGCCCGGGCAATGGCCGAACACTCGGTTAATGCACAATCAATCACTAAAATAAACAGCAGTGAGGTTGTAGGCGGAACCAAAAGCATAGAAGCCTATCAACAGATTGACCTATACAGTGGCGGGCAGATTAACGCGGTAAGCCTAAGTGATATCAACCTACTGACAGAAACGGCCGTAAAAGTGACGGCAACAACAGCTATAGAGTTAAATGCAGACAGCTACAACGCCATCATTGCCAACGCCCACGATATAACCGCCGCGGGGTATAGCGTGAAATCGCCAAAATTGCACATAGGGAGTGATTCAGAAAATATTTTAGAGATTATTTCAGAGCTGCACGATCAGGTTAAGGCACTAAGCGATGCGCTAATAGCGCACGGGCACAGCGGGGCGGGAGCTGGCCCACCTACTACAGCCGCGAATATCACAGCAGTAGGCGCACAGGTTACGGCCATTAAGGCACGGCTTTCACCACTGATAGGCTAGGATGAATGTTGACCCGGGCATGGGCTTGGCTATTCCAGTCCATTGCCCACACCTTTGATTCTGTAACCAGGTACTTATAGGCCTGGTCTACAATAACAACAGTTTCCCCTTTCTCGTTTTCTTCAGTCGTTACCGTTTCAGCGTATGGAATATTAATAGGTATCGCCTCCAATACCCGGCGGGCCGCTGCTGGGTTTTCTACCGTCTTCAGCGCAACAAATCTACCGCCGTCCCATTCCCAGGTATAGAACCCATACCCCGCCATCACCAAACCAATCACCGCCAAAAATGGCGCGTTCTCGCTGTCCAGCGTCACAAACAGACCCGGCCACTTCATTTTCACCAATGACGTAAAAACAAACCCCAAACCAAAAAATATAAGTAAGTACGGACCCAACATAATCATTCCCTTATTAAATTAAATTCCAAAAAAAAGCCGCAAAAAATTTACTCCTCCCCACCTGCGCGGTTTATGTGTTTTTTTCGATCTGTGAAGGCGAAACGTGAAGAGTCAGGCAGACAAAGCCCATAGATAGCGGCCCGAGTCCTTAAGTCAGCATTTCCACAATTGAACAACTCAGAAGGAAACAGAAACACAGTTTTACACCCTAATAATGAAAAAACGAGTTGTAAGCCACGGAAACAGGGGAAAACCAAAGTTTTTTTAAAGTATATCAACGATAGACTTAATAGTTTGAGAACTATTAAGGGTGGAATAAATGTGGAGAGTTTGTGGAGAGCTATCAAAATTAACACCTATCGAAACAAAAATATTGAAAAGCAAAACGCTTTTAAGTTGTTGTTTTGAAAGGGGTTTTAAATGGTGCCCGGGGCCGGACTTGAACCGGCACGCTTTTAACGGCGGGGGATTTTAAGTCCCCTGTGT